ATCTAGATGCACTTTTGTGTGCATTACGATACGTTTAACTCCCCTGTCTTTCAATACCTGTTCTGCGTATTGAAACAGTCTTATTCCTACCCTACCTTTGCGAAATTCTTTGGTCACAAAGTACAAATCTTCAATTGCCGTTACACAAGATTTATAGTGCAAATGCGGAGTAACTATAAAAATAATGTAACCAATTAGCTGTTCATCACTCCTACAAGTAATGCAACGTAACATTCCTGCTTCTGCCATTCTCTTATAAGCTGGATAATCTGGCTCATAAGGGAACTCTTTTGTTACGCATAGCTCTTCATAATGCTCTGGAAAGAGTCTTTCAAACTCATCTACAAATTTAAATCCGTCAACATCTTCGTAAATAATCATGCTGGTAGGTATTTATATGCTTTCGTATCTGCTGCAATATCTTTAGCTTTCGCTCTTTTTGCTTTAATTCTATCCATCATGGCATACAGGCGTTTTGCTCCTGCATCCGTACTACCATTACCTAATTCTGAAACAATACGGGCTGGGATAACAAACTCACCATCAGCAAGACGGGCTGGCTGTTTACCGCCAATAGTTGCTGGAATGCCATCGCTTACGCCATCGCCTGGGCCTTTAAGTAATCTTCCGCCATCAGAATAAGATCCTAGGTGACCATCTTGTATATGACGATGTTTGAAGTCTTTTGGCAATCCACCAGAAGCTCCAGCACTAGCATAATTGTTTTGTTGATCTGCTTCTTGTTGTGCTTGTTGAGCTTGTTGCGCTGCTTGTTGCGCTGCAATTTGTGCTTGCATAGCTTGATATGCTGGAGATCCAACCATTTGTGTTGGATCAATTGCATAGCCTGCAGAACCAGTAGAAGTTGGTCGTGTTGGAACTGGAATGTTTGCTGGATTAAAAGCTGCTGTAGCTGCTTGTAATTGAGCTGGGGTTCTTTGTGTATATGGAGTCTGTTGGTAATTTGTATAACTTGGTTGATAAACACCGCCAGTAGCTAGTTTAGCTATACCACCAGAAGCCATGGCTCCAGTAATGCCCTGTTGAATTGCTCCCATTACAGGAGGAAGGCCATTCATTCCAGGGTTAAATTGACCCATCATGCCGCCTTGTGGAGGCATTTGAGCACCACCCCAATTACCGCCTTGATTTTGGTAAGCTGCTGCACCATAAAGCTGACTTCCAGGAGCTGAATATCCTTGTGCTCCTTGTGGAGAGTTTTGATTATTTTGGGTTACATAACCATGCAAATCAACTTGTCCACCGCCATCATAACGATGGGTGTGCTTCATTAATCCGCCTTCTTTGGCAGATGTTTGTTGAGCAGCTTGATTTGCAATGTCTTGCTGGGCAACAATTGCTGGATCAACACTAATTGCTCCTAATTGGCCAACGGGTTGAATGCCTTTTGCAACAGTAATGTGAGCACGTTTCATCACTTGGTCAGGCGTTAACTTATTGTATTCAGCATCACTTAATTGATACACACCGTTTGCTGCAGCTTGTTTTTGTGCATCGGCAATAGCTTTTTGAGTATCGCTTGGTGTTCTTGTTTCAAATGCGCCAAGACCAGATAAAATGGTTCCGTAATCTGAGGTTGTCAAACTACCGTCCTGTCCAGCATACTTAGAAACAGACATTAAACCGCCATCTGCAGCCGTATAAGGTTGAGCCACATAATTAGGATAAACAGGCTGATAAGCAGGGTTTGGTGGGGTAGGAATTGATGCATTAAAAATAGGATTGCCATTGGCATCTCGTGGAATAGTCTTTAATCCCATAGGATTCGATGTATTAGACATCGTAGCTGCAGGTATTGTTCCAGTTGTTTTATTCATGCCCGATAACAAGAATGGAGAAACTGCTGCTACAGTTGCGCCAGGATGTGCAGAAACAACAGATCCAATATTACTTAAACCGCTACCCATATTCGATAAATTTTGGGAGGCTGTTGGATTTAAAACATTAGAACTTAATGATGCATTTGCTTGTCCAGCTGCATTGTATATTTGGCTGGGATCAACAGCGTTTGGAAGGGCTTGTTGAAATTGTGTTAATTGATCTGCAGAAAGATTAGGAAAATTAGTTGAATTTAATCCTTGTGCTGCTGCATTCATATCCACAGCTGGAGTTCCTACAGCTCCTACTCCAGCTTGAGATTGTTGCCAAGCAGCATTTCCTAAATCTCCACCAGCTTGTGTTAATGTTTGCTCGCCAGCAGCGCTTAATCCTTCAGCCAAATTACCACCACCCCAAGCGCCTAAGCCAGCCATTAAACCCTGTGTCAAACTGCCTGTCATGGCATAGTCAGCAAGACCAATACCGCCAGCAACCAAAGGTAAAAGTTCAGGGGCAAATGCTGCAGTAGCAATACCAGCTACAGTAGGTAATATTGCACTTAGAAATCCTGCTTCGGGTAAACCCGTAGATGGGTTAATTGTCAAGCTACCACCGTGCTTTTCAGCCATTTTTTGGAGCGCTTTTAGCTCGCCAGTAGTCATATGGACTAAATGGGTATCTTCACCACGTCCATGGGCTTCTAAATGCTGGGCAATTTGGGGTAGACTCATACGCAACCTAACGAGTTATTTGGGGTTAATTTTAGCATATTTAGACCGTAGATCCACTAGCATTCACCCAATTTTTACCGCTCCACCAGATTGGAATGCCTAAAGTTTGATCAAAAAACATCTGTCCTATATTGACACCTACTCCTGGGCGATTTGCAGTTGGTCCGTACTGAACTACCGATGCTGCTCTGGTGAAGCTATCAATTTGATTGAAATATAAGCGCAGGGCGTTATATATTTGATTTTGATACTGTTGTGAGTATTCCTCTGGCGCAACGGGTAAGTTGGGCGCTATAGTCTGCGTTATGGCTGGATTGACAGTATTAGCCATTATCTGCGTCCACCAGGTTTAATATCAGCACGAGGAGTTCCTAACTGCCAAGCTACGCCAAGACCATTTGATTGAATCTTAAATGCCATTTGACGGGCACGAAGGCGGGTATAAACTTCGCCAGTAAACTGTTGAATCGTATATTCAGATCTGCTGGAGTAGTTATTGGCGCTGGTTACTGTGTCAATATCTGAGCCTACAGGAGTTGCACCAGAGTTAGCTCGACCATATAAAGTCATCGTTACGGATGGGTTATTAACGGTTGAGCCATTAAAGTTAATATCAGGCAACATACGCCAGACAAAGCCAAAATGTTCTCCTGCCTCAATACCAAAGTCAGAAGACTGGATATAAGAAACAATTGGAGCTGGCTGAGCAGGAATAGACTGGTCATCGTTGCCAACTTCATGGTAAAGGAGTCGGCTGTTATAGTCAGCTGCCAAAGGTTCTGGCTGGATTCCATACTGCAGCCATGCGGTTCTAGCCATGGTTCCATAAGACCAGACATTGTCTACATAGTTATAAATGACATATTTGTCAATCTGTAAGCCAACGCTTTCATTGGATACATAGAACCACCATACTTCGTTAAAGCCCTCATTGGATCCCGCAAATACCTGGTATGCCTGCGAAGTATTAATATCATCAAAAACATATTGACGCAGGGCGCATGGCAAAGTAGATACCACACCAGTGTATTTGTAGAACTTATCTCGACCCATCCAATATGTCACATTATTGACAGTAATGGCAGAGTTTGGTGACATAATCGTAATGTTATCCATCAATACGTTAAAGCTAAATACATATGGATAACCAATATATTGCATGGTATACAGGCAAGAATCTGTCCAAATCAAGGTTTCCACCCGTGTTGGTTGGGCAGTCATAATGTATGAGCCATTAGTTAAAGTAAAGTCACCAGACTGGTTGGTTACCTGAGGAGTCCATTGATATTGGTTTCCTTGATCTGACCAGCGCACGGTCATTGGATTATTGGTCGTTACGCCATAAGCATTAGTACCAAACGCAATGACAAACTGCTGGATTGATGAAGTTAATATTAAATTGGCCAATAAAGGAACAGCCGTAGATGAATAAGAAAAACTAATATTTCCAGAATAGCTACCTGTTGTGGCACTCGATAACGGAACGGTTGTAGAGCCAATTATATATCCTGAAGTGACATAAGTACCTGCTGGAATACCAGTTGGAGAGCCTACGATATAGCTACCAGGATAAATGCCCGTAGCATTAGTAACCGTAATTGATGTTTGGGAAGCCGTATAGGTTGTGCTCGTAATTGTACTAACTTGAGACTGTGTTAAAGAGGCCAATGAAATCGCTCTAGAGCTTACTCCACTTGATGCTTGCCAATAGTAAATAGCCCCGCCTCGTGGATTGATAACTAGATCTTGGCCAAAGTTATCAGCAGACCAAAGTCGTAACTGGGTAGTAAATCCTGTAGAAGAGCTACTGTTATAGGAGGTTCCCCAGCCACGATTTGGGGTATTTGGGACAATAACAGTTACTGC